AATTTGGAAGCTGTTGTATAAAAGCATATACTCCAGATATGCGTTCGTCAAGCATTCTCATCTCTACAATTATTTGTTCAGATATAGCTTTTAGTTGGCCAACTTTACTAGCCAGCTCAGCTCTTGTCGGTGTGCTCATGTTTAAAATTTTTACTTATTATTAATGGACTTTCATCTTTATTTACTTGTATTTCAAAGTGGGTATTTTTTTCTTTTATAATAACACTTTTATTTTTAAATCGTTTTGGATATTTTTCTAATAGGTATTCTTGTAAATTATTCATCGTATATTGTTAAACATAATTCTATAAATGGTAAATATATTACATGCTCATTATATCCTTTATTAATATAACTTCTAGCTCCGATAACTATACCGGGATATAATCCTAAACTAAGTTCCCACGGTTTCATCTAAATAATATTTAAGCATTTTCATGTGATGTTCTATTCTCTCTAAATAATGACTCTTCAATGTAAAATCCATGTTGTCCTGCGATTTCGTCAATTGCTCTTGAGTTAATTCGCTTGCTGTGTTTTGCATATTTTTTAATATCTTTTTCTAGTTTACGTCTTTTATAATGTAAAGATGCTAATTTTTTCTGCTTTCTTTTATTAATTGAATCGTCCTGTCTACTTCCTTTTGATTTTGCGGTTTGTAAAGCGTCTTTCCAATATTGTTTTTTGTCAGCCATAGTTTAAATAATTTCCAGCGCAAGGGGAAAGATTCATTAGCTCTCCCCTTACATTCTATTATGTAGTCTTTTCCAGTAAAGTCAGGCGTATATTTAATACCCAATACCTTTTTGCTCCCTCGGTTAGTGTAATCACCTTTTCCGTTTGCTTGTTTTTCGTAAGACTCGTTTGAAAAATCAAAACTTTCGATAAGCTGGAAAACTTCACCTTCATAATATTCAAATAATTTTTCTTTTTTTAAAGCTATATAAGTATATCGTTCAAGACCTGATGCAAAATTAATACCATCGTATGTTATTTTTTTTGCTGTTACAGGGCCACGCTTTTTACTTTTCTTTCGTCTCATGTATGATTAGTTGTCCATGTTTTATTTATGTTGTAACCTAATTGATCAGGTGGTCCAGGATCTGGATATGCAGAAACAAGTTCTGAATCAACTTCTAAATCTTTAATATAACATTCTTCAATTTCTTCACGCAGTGACATACGTGCTTTTTCAATATAATTGACTGCATCCATAAGCTCTTCTTGTAAATGATTAAGCCAAGTATCTAAGGGTTGATCGTCGTCAAAAAGAGTTACGCCGTATTTCTTAAAACCTACGTCAGATCGCTTTTGAATCTTGCTTACTACTTGTTGTATAATTTTATCACGCATCTTTTACAAATGTTCCGTTAATCATTCTACCAGTTCTATTAGATATTTCATCATAAGCAGACTTAATGCAAATTTCAATATCGGTACCGACAAGGTGGGCAAGATTAGTAAGAACAACAACGCTATCACCAATAGCATCAATAATACCTGCCTTATCATCTTTAAGTATAGCTTGGGATAGCTCTCCTGATTCTTCATATAATTTAATTAGTTGTGTTTTAATATCTCCTTTGTCATATAAACCTCTTTCTTTAGCCCACTCTCTAATCAATTCAAATTGATCCTGATGTGAATATAGTTTTTCTTTAGGCTTCTCTAATGTTTGGAACTCGCCCGCTTCAGCCATGGCTTTATTATAAATATAACAGGAGCTAGGACCAAATTGACTATTATGTACATTAGATATAACCCAATCAATTTTATCAGTCGAATCAAGTTTGAAAGTACCATATTGTGTTTTAATTTCTAAGTCTGCTAAAAAACTTGCATCTAAGTCTTTAGGTGATATTTTAAATGTAGTTGTTGTAGGCGAAGAGCTATGCTTATTCATAGTTTTTTTAAATAAATCTTTATAAAGTTTTCTATCAACTTTGTAGCCTAAGTCTTCTTGAAGAGTACGCTCTACTCTTGATGCTTCAGCTACATTATCTGTTTCAAATAGTATTTCAAACTCACCAGGTTTATAACCTTGTGCTTCAATTATACGCCTTTGAATACTTGTTGTACACCCAATCTTAACTCCAGGTATGTGGTAAATCTTATACTTACCTTTACTTAGCGTTGTTTCCATTTATTTTCTATTGATTTAATTATATTTAAACTTTTTTCACTCAGAAATTCACCCATATAATTATTTTTTTTAAACCAGTATTCAAATTCCGACGTTGAGTTCTGCTTTGATTGGCTCATGAGGATTATAATTTACTAAATGAATCATTTTGTGTGTTGGTATTCTTATGAAGTTTCCTGCTCCTTCTTCAATAGATAATCCAAAATCAATTCCCACGCTAGGAAGTTCCCTAAAATCACGGGATAGCTGCTGTTTAGCTTGTTCGATATGGTTATTGTAAAGATGACAATCACCAAGTGAAGCAGTAAGCCTCCCAGGTCTATAACCCGATCCTTTTGCCAACATAAGTAATAATAAACCATACATGGCAAAATCATAAGGCAAACCAAGAAAAACATCAGCGGACCGTTGTGTCCATAATAAATCAAGTTTTCCATCGTTTATATATATTTGAAAGCCATAATGACAAGGAGGTAATGCCATATCGTCCATATCATTGGGATTCCATAAGCTTGCCATAATGCGCCTTGAGGTTGGCTCTTGTTTAATTTGCTTGAGTATTTTTTCAAGCTGATCAACACCATTGAAGTTCCTAAGCTGATGCCCATAAACAGGACCAAGCGTACCATCAGTTCTACCTGATCGCTTATAATCAGCATCCCAGTAAGTAAGACCGTGGTCGTTGAGGTAAGCAATGTCAGTGCGTCCCTGTAGGATCCATAATAGTTCCGTAACTGCATGTTTAAAAAAGATTTTTTTAGTTGTTAACAATGGAAACCCAAGTTCCATGTCATGTCGAAGCATTCTTCCAAAGACAGCTTGTGTCCCAGTCTTTGTTCTATCCTCTTTTTGTGCTCCACCGTGGAGTACTCCTGATAATAGTCCTCTGTATTCATCTTGTACGTTTATCATAATAATATTTACACATTTCGTAATAACTAGGCCATATAGTATGCTTATCATATATATGAGGTGCTATGTTAGTTTTTTCACCCTTTACATATGGTCCAACATTAATACCTATTTTCCATTTACCAATTTCGCCTTGCATTCCAATTGGTGATATTCTTATATTATTTCTAACACAATAAAGATAAGCTTTGTTTTCTTCTTGTGTTGGAAGATATTGTGGCATCCAGTTTTCTTTTTTCTTTGCCATTAGTCCCAAGGCATTGTTTCATTGCTAAAAGTAGTTAAAGGCATATAGTCGCCAGAAGCATGATTCCATTTAAAATGTGCTTCTGCTTGATTCTCACCTAGGTTTTGAAATTTTACTTTAAGTACTTTAACTTTTACAGAATTGTTAGTATAATCTCTATGCACCAACAAACCGTGATAAGACGCGTCATACCATTCACCACCACCTTTAATATTATACATAGTTGGTTCATCAATAGTACCATCATCTTTTTTGTACATTTTAGTTGGGTGCGCTACAACAATTACTAAAACATCATACTTTTTTGCAAAAGCTTCAATTCTAGCTAAATATTCCATTGTTGCATCTGGTATGGACATATCAGAAGCACCTTTCATTTTAACCTTATTGTAAGGATCAATAACTAAGCATTTAATACCTTTTCTTTTAACTAACTCAGCACCTTTTTTAAGCACTGTGTCTAAGTCATATCGTTCTGCTTCTATAAAATAAAAGTTATCATCCACAACTTCAAAGCAACGATTCCATTTTTCGGTTCCTAAATCACTTTCTTTAGGCATCCAACCACCAATCTTTCTAATTAGTTTGTGAGCGTGTAAAAATGTTGGTTTGTTTTCCGGTGAAGCAAAAGCTGTTTTCCAACCATACTTCATTTGGTATCCCACAGCCATTCGATCAACAAAATCAGACTTACCAGAGCTAGGCACACCTGTAACGGTGATGAATTGTCCTGTGTAAGTAC